TATAAACTTTTGCAACATTACCGTATTTTGCAGGCAATGCATAAACTCTTGTGATATAATCTTCTTTAGTAACAGCTCTTGCTTGTGCCTGAAAAAAAGCTAATGCATTATTTTTAACTTCAACTACACTTTCAATGCCCCTACCACCAGCCGCTGGTAAAGGATTATTAACTGCAAGGGAATTTTTAGTTTGAGACACCAAATCAGAAGAAAGTCCAGCACTAGGTAATGAAATATTTGAAGCTTGTATTTCTCTTACACTGTTAGACCTAACATTGTGATTAATTCCACCACCATATCTATATGTAATTGTTAATTGGGTATTTGATGGGGCTTGACCATAAGATTTTGTTTTTAAAAAATTAGAAGGATCAAATGCTGTATTTAAGAAAGAAGGTGAACCTGGAAGTGATGAACCAACATTCTCTGGACTTGGAATTATCTCTTCATCAGGACTATCTGATGTACCCGCGCCAAATCTCAATTCAGTTCTACCATCTTCTCTAATAAATGTTGTAAATCTTCTTGAAGTTTTCAAAAGTTTTAGTAAGTACGGAGCTTGGTCAGCATAAGTAAATAACTCATCATCATTTCTTACTGTATTTTGCATATCTTCAAATACAGTATCTTGAGCTAAAAATGGAACTTCGTACCAGCTGTTCCCATCGCTGTCTGTGCAAGAAATTATTTCCGTCACGTCACTATTAGCTAAAGCAATCCTTTTATACTTTTCAGCAGTATTAAAAGTAAAAAAATCTGTAGCTACATTTCCACTAATAGCTCTAACGGTTTTTTTCAATAAATAAGTTACCGGTGTGTTTCCTGAACTCTCATAAATAGAAACACTCATTGGATCAAAAGAGCTTGAAAATTTAAAATTACAATCTTCAGTTGTGCTAAATGTTATATCCGTATCTGATTTAATTTCCATTCCAGCTTTAATAGTCAAAGCATAATTTAAATCAGGATTTGTTGTATATCCATCGCCAGAACCAGCCGTTGTTGCTGGAGCAGTTTGGAACATATCAATGTCAACTGAAGCTGCAGTTGCTAATGTTGGTTTATAACCCAAAGATTGTGCCATATTGTATACAGTTCTTTTCTCTTCAGCATAAGCTAGTAAACTTTCTTTGAACTGATTATCTATATAATAAGATAGAACATCTCCTACATAAGATGCCATTTCAATAAACATCATTCCAGGACTTGATTCGTTAAAATCATTATATTCCTTTGGAAAGTATATTTTAGTAAATTCAATCAGATTTTCTTTAAAAGATGTGAAGTCCTTATTAAGATATCTAACTTCCTTTACTGATTTTTTAGGTGTTGTGTATGGCATTACCTATCTCCTTAATAGTTACTTACATCTATAGATAAAGTTTCTGAACTAGCTGAATCTACGTTTAATGTAAATCTCATAGATACATTAATAGTATTCCTATTTACATCAGAAAATTCAGTTTCTATACTTTCTATTATTACAAATGGCAAAAACTCACTCATAGCGGATTCTATAGTTTCTTCTATTTTAGTTGATAAATCATCACCGTCTGGTTCAAAACAAACAGCTAATAAATCAGATCCAAAGGTTGGATTGCCTAATCTTTCCCCTCTTCTAGTTAGTAAGAGATTTTTTATATTATGTTTAGTTTGTTCTAAAGATGTTTTAGTTCTTTCAAAGAACCCGTTTAATCCATGCCCCATCGGCAACGCAACTCCAATATAAGTATCAACATCTAAATCATTTCCTATTGTGCTCATTATTTACCATCCCTCTTTTTTAAAGCTTTCATTACACCACTATAATCTTTTGTTAAAGCTCCCATTACTTTTTCAGGAACACTTTCAGGATTCATACCAGCTGCTTGTGCTGTTTCTATTGCAGCCGCTTTTCTTCTCATCTCATCATTTCCGTCCATCACATTACCATATCCCATAGCCTGAGCCATCTTTGAACTATCAAATGTTTTACCACTCATAGTTGGATATTCTTCATCTTCACCAGCTCTAGCAGTTTCATTTAATATGTCATTTAAAACCGGATTCTTTGTGTAATTTATTTCTTTTTTTGGTTTGACTTTTCTTTCGGGTAGAACTTCCACGACTACATCTTCTACTATCGTAGATTGCTTAGCCATAGATTTCATTCCTTCCTTAATAAATATCTCCCTTACCTCTTTTTTAACTTCTTGTCTAACTATTTCTTTAATTAAACTAACTATTTTTGATGATTTAGCCATTACTAACTCCTTACTGTTTTATATAAATATACTAACCCACGTCTTTTTTTCTTTGTTTAGAAACATCTTCCTTTACTAATTGTGCTGCTTTTGCAGCTATAATTTTTGAACTAGATCTTTTTAAAAAGTCTTTTAAGTTCTTCAATAAAGCAGGCGATGCTTTAATAACAGAATTTAAATCTCTCATCTCTATATCATATCCAATCAAAATATATTTCCAAAGTATTCTTAAAGCTGCAGCCGCTGGATTTAAAGCTGAACCTATTTCAGCACCTTTTTCAGTAGCTTGTGCTACTTTGTAAGCTGCTTTTAATATTCTATATATATCTTCTGCTTGCTCTCTTCTTTTTTCAAATTCTTCCGCGTCCTTTTTAGCTTTTTCTATAGTTTTTATAATCTTTTCGGTATTCAGTCCACCGCCTTGGCCTTGTCTTATATCTTCTACTACACAATCAACTTCGTAGTCTAATTTTTCAATTTTTTTATGAACAATTTTTTTAAGCTCCTTTCTTAATATTTCTGAGATAATAGCCATTTAATAGGTTACCCTCGCGAGAGGCTGCTGTCCCACGCTCTCCACAAAATCATTACGTTTTTCTTCGATTATATAAACTGTTTTGCTAAATACTTTAGGTAAAACTCTTTTTTCTATATCTACAATTGAATCATACATAGCTTCAGCTGCAGAATTTATTTCAGGTTGTTCAGGTAAAGATTTAAGAGCATTTGAAAAGTTCAATAATGTAAAAAATATTTTTTCAAATAAATCTTTTGTCTGAACCCCTTTCAGTATAGGATTGGTACTATCAGACTCTCCTAAATTTATAACACCTGCTTTTCCTACTTCTAAAGTTATTGAGTGGTTCGCGCCCATTCCAATAGTTCTAGTAGCAAATAAATGAAGATCACCTTTTCTACCTTTTGCATTAAAGACTAAGCTATCAGAGTTTAACACAATTAGATTGCCTAATATTGAGGTTTTCCATTTGGTAGGCCACCAAGATGATTTAGCAGCTGGTATTATAATTTTATTTTTATCAGTTAATTCACCAGAAGAAAATAGCATTGTAGAGCCATCGTCATTAATATTTTGTACATGAGGAAAATATAAATTTTTATCTTTTCTTATATCATTATATTGACCATTGGTAATTTGTATAACAGGATACCTATAATCTTCATTACTGGTAAATTTTACACCATGACCAAATCTACCATTTATATTTATATCACCCTTCATTGAAGCAAATTGTCTATTCTTTTTTGTTATACCTGGCTTAGGTCCTTCGGTATCTCTAGTAGCACCAGCAACTCTATTCATATTTACTTTGTTATGAAAATTTATAGGAGTATAGTAAAACAATTGATCACCATATCTAGCTACATTTACGACTTCGCCAATGATAGGATAAACTACCATGTGGGAAGAAAGTGGTTTTATGTATTCTTCAATAATGTCATCTCTGTTTTGGCTCTCTAAATATCTGGCCCTAATACTACCATACACAGAATAATCAGGAAGTTTATCTACTATTGGTAGTGAGCCAGGCTCAATAAAGATTTCCTTTACTACGGCTGGCTCGATTTCGTAAAATTCAAATTCTTGATCTACGTTATCTCGTATAATAGTATAAACATCTTCGTAGTTTGCTGCTCCTGTTTTGTTAATTTCTCTATTAGGAACAAAATTAGTTTTTCTATAAGCCATTAATTTTCTACTCTTTTAATATCATTAGTTATGTCATCCGAATGTTTTTGTAAATCAGTAGTTGCATCTTCTATAGCACCTAAGAGCTGTTCTTTCTCTGCATCAGACAACCCAAACTCATCTTCACCAGTACTCTTAGATTCAGAGGCTATTATACGTTGCACGATAGCAGCTACCTTAACTAATTGGTCATCGTTCTTTACATTGATTTCCAAGTATTCTTTTAACATAGGAATAATTTGCACAGCAGTATCACCATCTTTGATAAAACCGACTACTTCTTTCATAAGAACTTCTAGTTGTGTTTTATTGGTTACTGTATTTTCATATATATTTTTAAATAAATCAGATAATGATTTACCTTCAAATATTTCGTAATCATTTGCCATATTGTACCTCATTGATATATATATTAGATTTGTTATATATAAATATTGAAAATTAAAACTTTTGATAAAAATATTTCAAGGCACAAAAAAGGGGAGTAAAAACTCCCCTTTGTTTTAGTTGTTTACAAGTGAGCCTGTATAACTCACATCTACCGTCCCATCCTTGTCAAATTCAAATAATAACCTCTTATTGTATTTTTTCATAACATTGATGATACGAGTGATGTGTTGAGTGTTAGAACCTGTCATCTCACGAATAAGGATGTAAAGAGCTTTCTTATTAAAGTTCTCAATATTCTCTTTTATACGGAAGATATGTAGAACACCATCAGCAACCCTAATATCCTTATCCCTGCGAAAGATATTGGTTAAGTTGGTATCCCAAAACCTATGTAGCTCATCTACAAATAAAACAGATTTTTCAGATGTTTCGCTTGTAGTGTTTTCGCTCATAAGATTTCTTTTGTAATCCAACACCTTCATTTCTGAATGTATCTTACCCATCTTATAGTTCTTATTGTTATTAAGGATAAGATAGTTCTTAGCTACAATACTAAAGTATGAGAAAGCCTTACCTTTACCTTCCTTAAACTTATGTATGTTCATAACTAAGAAAGATACAACCTCGTGCTTTACCTCTATAGAACCCACATCAAAGTAATAAAACTTAAATGTATGAATAATATTTTCAGCCAACTTATCAAAAGCTTTTCTGATATGTTCATTGTATATCTTATTTTTAAGATGAGCATCATCTGTTTTATTATAACGAATAATAGCTTTCTCAGTTCCTATGTTAAAGTAATAATTCTTACCTTTCTTCTTTCTCTTACGAGTTTTCTTAACTACTGGTTTAGGTTTAACTGGTTTTGTTTCTATGCTTGATGTAACCGATGTTGCCATTATTGTTCTTCTCCTTTGAACCTGTCTAGTTGATCTATTGTTGTTTTAATTTGATTAAATATTTGTCCGACTTCATCGTCTGCTTCAAAATAACCTTTGTAATCTATCTTTGCCATATCCGCCTGTACCTTTACTATAGTGTTGATAAAATCTGATATCCAATCTTCCAGTGATTCTAACTTTGTGTTTAAGTTCCATATCACATAACATGAAGTTACGAATAAAATGGTCATACATGCAAGACTTATTTCTAAAATCATTATGTTTTCTCCTGTAATATTGTGATTAAAATAAGTTCAATCTCCTCACATCTTTTTTCTAAGTCCTTAACCTTATTGGTTAGATTTCTTACTGTTGTGAATTGTTTGTTATTCTTCTTCATTACTTATCTCCAAACAACTCATCAAATAAATCAGCTGACTTTTTAGTTAAGTTAGGAGTTTTATTTTCTTTAGGTGTTTCGGTTTTAGTTGCTACGGCTTGCTTGAATTTACTACTTACTTCTTCATCATTCCGTTCCCACTCATCAGACTCAATGTGTGTAGCCATCATATCTGCTTGGTGTAGTATGTAAGCTATGTTAGACTTCAGAGACCAGTCAGGATTGTAAGACATCAAATAAGTTTTATTAGCATCCTCATATAAACCATCGGTTAATCTCAATCCGATATACTCCCACTCAGACATCTTAATACCAAAGTGGTTAAGGATAAAGATAGCTCTATCAGTTACAGTCATATATTGTAAGTTTGGATTGTGTTTGAATATCTCACCTCTATTCTTACGATGCCATTCGGAGTCTTGTGGGATATAATAATCTTCTGTCAAGTCACCCACCTTACCTAAGTCATGATGGAGAGCAGCAAATATAAGTTCTTCTTCTGTGAAGTTAATCATAGCTCTTTCGGATTCCCAAAGGTTTTTGATTTTAACGGCACAATCTGTAACGTGTAAGACGTGTTCTACATAACCACCTACCATAGCATTATGGTAAGCCGCTTTTCCACTCGCAGGCGCCACCGACATCCTATCTTCAAAGTATTTATACATCTCTAAGAGCTTGTCTTTACGCTCTCCTTCAAACGTATCTTCTATAAGTTTGATTAGCTTATTCCAATTCTCTAATATCTGTTCTTCTGTAAGTTGCTTCATTATAACCTTTCCTCTATTAAGTCTATTATTGTACCATTATCCGTTACTGAATCTTTACCATACACTACCTCGTTGTCAAGTTGAACTTGATATAATGTTCTTGGTGTACCCATCATATTTATACTTACATCTGACCACTTAGCCTTTACAGCATCTCTTAATGATTTTGCATTTGATTCGTAATCCTCATTGAATATTATGTATATTAACATTATCTAACCTCGTATCTGTTTTTTGTGAATTTAATTGTTGGTTCGTTTCTTAATCTATTGCGATAGCCACTAAAAGATATTCTTACACCCCAACCAAGATGTTCTAATATTTCCTTTCTAGTAACTGATTTCTTTTTATGGATAAAATCTACAACCTTTTTGTAAGACTCTGTATCTTCTTTTAACATTGATAAGCCATCAGTTGTTTCATTAATCATATTATTAAATTGATGTATAGCTTTTTCCCATTTACCTTTTTCAAATCTATTTAAAGCTTTCTCAGAATATTTTTCTCTCAGTAAGTCACTATCTAAGAAAGATTCTATGGTATCTATTAGTGCATCATCAACATCATAGTAGTAAACGCCATCGTCACCTGCGAGTTCGTGATAACTCCCATCATCTGAAAATAAATAAGGAACTCCCACGCTCATACCATCAGTAGCGGATATAGCCCACCCTTCATACTTTTGCCTACAACATACACCGACTCGACAAGAAGATAGCTTAGAGAAGTAACCTACTCTATCAAACTTCTCATTCGTAATATATTCTCTTTCTCTACTTTCTGCAAGCGGCACCCACACTTCAAAGTCTTGTCTCTTCTCCCATAACTTATCCATTTGCTGTAAGAACCACGGATAGTTTTTGTATGTATGTGGGCGATGATTATAAACAATAATCTTTTTATCTGTAGTTTGTTTTTCGTATTTAGGTGTTTCCCATCCAAGGTATTGTGGTTCTAATATCTTATCTAACTTAGCTACCACATCATCATTAAAATACTCTTTAGCATTCTTCAATACCAAATCTTTTTGAGCTTGTGTATTAATACCACACTTACTCATCTGTAAAACACCAACTATATTGTAAGCTAAACCAACTTGATATTCATAGTTAGTAATCTCCTTAAACTCTGTCCAATGAGTATAACCTATGATAGCCGGTGATATGTTGGTAGAGTTATATAATAGATTCTTTAGATTACCTGTATGCTCTGGCAAATGAGAATACACAATATCATAATCATTTTCTTTCCATTTAAGACCAGCGAATACTTCCTTATATGGAAAAGCCATTCTCATAGAATTAGGATAACTGATTTGAGGGGCTATAATCTGCTGAGTATTTTCAAACTCTAAACTATTGATGTGGGCTGGAGATATGATTGTAAAGAATAAATCATCACGTATCTTATTCAGTTCTTTAATGATGTTGCAAAGGACAACAACATAAGAATCTTTTTCCAAATCCTTTTGAAAGGTTATATTTGGATATACAAGTATTTTGTATTTGTATTCTTTGTCGTTGTCCTCGACATCTGTGAAGTTAAATATGTTCAATTAAGTATTTTTCTGAAATCTTTTGATAAATTCATCGCCGGATTCATTTCCTTTTTGTTTATTTAAACTTTCTGTTGTTACTACTAAATTACTTTCGTGTGTAATACCACCCCTTTTTACTCCCCATATACGAGGTATGTAGTGATCTCCAGCGGCATTTTCTTCTTTTAAAGGTAATCCTGTATAAAAGTCTAAATGTTTTTGTTCATACAATTTTTTAATTATTTGCCCTTTACTAAAATCATTATTATCAATTTCAATAACACCAAAAGAATCAAAATCAGCATCACTTTTATTTAATTCACCGTCAAGCACACTGCATATCCCACCAATAGCGTTTTTATTCTTACCACCAAACATCTCATCAAAGGGGGGCATTTGCTTTCCATTCGGC